TTAGGTTGTTTTTGGTGGAGGTGTAAGGCTAAAAACCGAACCGCTTTTAGTCTCCTCCAAAGTCACACGAGAGTGTCGCCCCGAGGTAAGATTGAAAGCAATATCAAGTTCTGTCGTACCATCGGGATTGTCATAGACATACACGCAGTTCACCAACATATCTATAATATGTCTACGGAACTCGGGGTCGTTGATGTCTCCCTCGGTGAACTTGGTGAGCCAATAAATAACCATCTCTCGGTCAAACTCGATGACCACGGATTTTTCTTTGAGGAGTCGCTTTTCAGCGGCCCTCTTTTCTTTTTCCAATTCATTGAGTCGGGCGGCGAGAGCGTGAGACTCTGCACCGTGTTCGACCATCGTCAGCAGTCGGCTCACGGATTGGTCTATCTCTTTGATTTTCTGTTCGAGAGATGGGATGAGGGTGTTATTGCTCATCTCCTCCTCGTTCGCTTTGACGGCAAGGTCAGCATAGTATTCGATGGTCTCGGGGTTCAGCAACTCCATTGCGGCCTTAGCCACGGTATATTCGAGGTCATCCTTTCTATGCGTTTTCTTCTTGCAGTTGTGAAAGCGTTTCTTTCCACTACATATATAATAATAGTGTTTCCCATTGCGACCGGTGCCGCACTCACCTGTCATAGGCATCTCACAATGCCCACAGAACAGTTTTTGTGAGAGTATATAGTCAACAACCGCCTTGGTTCTTGCCGGGGCTTTTTCGTTGCTTTTCAGCCGTCTCTGTACGGCATCAAACAGGTCTTGGTCGATGATGGCGGGGATTGCGTTCTCCACTTGAAAATCTTTGTAGGTGTATGTTCCTATATACCGTACATTCTTGAACATCGACTTGAAACTGTTTTTATTGAAAGCCGAGCCTCGTGAGGACTTGAACCCTCGGTTATTAAAACTCTCGCAGATTGCGGCGACAGTCTCTCCATCGGCGTACCTCTGAAACGCCTCTTGCACGATAGGTGCGGTGAGCGGGTCAATGACGAGTTTCTTATTCTCGACCTTATACCCGAGAGGAATTGTCCCGCCGATGCTTTGACATTTATGGGCTGACTCATACATTCCTCGGGTTATCTTTTGGGACAATTCCTTGGAGTAAAATTCAGCCATACCCTCTAAGACTGACTCCAAGAGTACGCCCTCGGGGTTGTCGCTGATATTCTCGGTAGCCGAGATAACACGGACTCCATTCTTTTTGAGCCGGGCTTTGTAGGTCGCTGAGTCGTATCTATTGCGGGCAAATCGGTCAAGTTTATAGACCACGATGCCTTGCCATTGTCTCTTGTCGCTGTCGGCTATCATCCGCTGAAACTCTACTCGCTTGACTGTATCGTGAAAAGCGGACAAGGCTCGGTCAATATATACATCTACTATATTATATCCCATCTGCTCACAAAACTTTTTGCAGATGCGGTGCTGTCCCTCGATAGACTGTTCGTTCTGCCTATCGGAACTGTATCTCATATAAAGAACTACATCCATTACTCCAACTCCCTTAACCTCTGATATATCTTTACTATATCATAAGGTATAATTTTTGTATTTCCTACCTCAGCCCACATTCTTTTTAGTTCCTGTTGTAGCCGTATTTTTTTCACATTCCTTGCAAAGTTCTGTTATTTGCCCGATGACTTTGATTTTATCAATAGGCTCTAATTGCCTGAGCAACTCCAAAAGACCCTGTTCGTACTCATCGAGGTCGGTCTTAGTTTCGCCAAAATGCCTTGTAGTCCAATCCGACATTGATAACTCAAAGCCCTCCTGAGCCACGGTATGTATTGCGAGACATTCTGTTATAAAATCGGCGTTATTGAACCAAAGGATTTTTCCACCGAGAGAAATGGAGACTTGTCCGTTTTCGTGTTCTTGATATTCGTAGCCGTTGTCCTCTAACCACTCAACGACCTGTCCCGCTTTGCGAGCCTCGCTACCCTCTTGAAAGTCTTTACCCGATAAATAATCGGGAGTCACACCGAAATATTCTGCAATGATGATGAGAGTAGTGTCGTTCGGAACGGCATTACTGCGTTTCCAATAAGAGTATATGGAGTTACTTAGTCCGCAACTCGCACAAACCTTGTTGGGAGATACATTTTTTTCGTTACATAGTCTGTTGAAAATGGTTAAAAAGTCCATAGATGACCCTCCGTTTTAGAAAACTTAGAAATTTTTTAAGAAAATTTAGCAAAACCACTTGACAAACTAAGAAAACTACGATATAATATGCTTGTAAACAACGGTTGTTGACAAAAGGGCATAGAAAAAACACCCTCTGCACATCTCTGTTTTCAGAAGTTCTCCAATGGTTATATGGTTGTGGCAAACTCATTATATCACAAGAGAACGGATTTGTCAACAACTATTGTTTACAAAAATCTAAAAAGGAGGTAAAAACCTTGCAGAAAGAACGAGAGTTTATCCGAGAAAAACTCGCAAAATTCAGTCTCTCGCAGATTTGGCTCATCAATGAGTTGGAAGAACGAGGTATTGTCACCGACAAAACCGAGTTGTGTTCGGTCATCAAAGGTACTCGTAGAGGCCCTAAGTCCAATGAGATTATCACGACATCCGTGGACATCCTCACCGCCTACGAGAAAAGATATAAGGAATGTCCGTAAACACTCCTACTCCCTACGAGGGTAAATCCATTGCTACTATGTTGTGCAGAGTGGTACGCAGTTATTTCGATGACGAAAAGCATCGAGAGGATTTTTCTAAGTGGTACGAGGAGAGACACGGCATCCCTTACAAATTCAAACCACAGGAGGTCTCACATCGTGGCAAAAGACAAAAAGCAAACCCCGAGCGGATATAAGGCGGCACTCATATTTTGCGGTGTAATCTTTATCCTCGGCGTTCTCGTAGGCATTGCAATATGCCTCGCACTCGTGTCAGCAATGGCATAAAAATTAAAAAGGAGTACATTATGGAAAACATCAAAATCGAAATCAGTATCAACGGACAGTCAGCATCTGTTCAAGCATCTATCCCCGAGCCTGTTAAGGCAACCAAAAAGGCACTCGCCGACTACTCTTGGGATGAAATCAAGGCTATCGGTAAGGCGGGACTCGCTCCCAAGTATTTCAACATCGGCGACAAAAAGGACATCCTCCTCACCAATGGCGAGGTTCTGACAATGGCTATTGCCGATTTTAACCACGACACCGACAGCGAGGGCAACATCATTCCCATCACTTTCACCCCTGTCAATGTTCTTGAAGAAGATTGCACGATGAAAGGTATGAAAGCCTACCTCGTAAACTTTTTCGAGGTTCTGCTCCCCGAGGATGTACGCAAGGTTATTACCCCGGCAATGAAGAACGGCAAGCCCTGTACCGTATTCCTCCACAATGAGATGGAGATTTTCGGTAAGACCATCTACTCGAACGACACCGAGGGTTCTCAGTACCCTTACTACGCTGAGAAGTGTCACAGATGCAAGTTCAAGAACAGCAAGGAACACTCAGCGGATTGGTGGGAGCGTTCTGCTAATTACGACAGCAGCAACCTTTTCTGCCGTGTCAACAGCAGCGGCAACGCCGGCATTCACAACGCTTACAGTTCGTATGCTGTCGCCCCCGCTTTTGGAGTCTAATCTTAGACCCTAAAAATCAGCCCACGGAAGTGGGCGTATCAAGGAGGACAGAATATGCGAACTATCAAACCTACCCCGCACAGCATCTGTGTGGAGTGCAATCAGCCTATCGGAGACGAGCCATACCATTACACCAAGCACAGAGGGTGGCCGCCTACTTTCATCCACAAAGCGTGTTATGAAAAGTTGCTCCCTCGTAATCAAGGAGGGACAAAGGATGAGTCTACCACCTTGCAAGGAATGTCCCGATAGATTTCCCGGCTGTCACTCTCAATGCCCTAAGTACCTCGCTTGGCGTAAAGAGTACGACAAAGAGAAAGAGCAAGAACGACAGCAGAAACAACTTTACAATTCAACAAATCCCATAAGGAGAAACAAATGGAAAAATCGACAGTATTGAACCTCAGAGAGGTGAAAAATGAATAACAAAGTCCTCGGCAATTCTTTTGAGGCAGACTTAGCCAAACTTCTGTATCACAACGGATTTTGGGTACACAACTTTGCAAGTAAGGTGGCGGGACAGCCTGTTGACCTCATTGCTTGCAAGAATAATAAGGCTGTCATCATTGATGCCAAGGTGTGTTCCGACAACACATTCGACACCGCTCGAATGGAAGAAAATCAGAGGAACTCGATGATGCTTTTTGACCTGTGCGGCAACGACCACACCTACTACGCTTTGAAGATGCCCGATGACGAGATATTCTTCTGCTCAGGTATGGTGCTGTTGATGCTCCGACAGGACAAGCGTACCCTCAACCGACACGAGATTGAGGAAATCGGATGTCCTTTCGCACAATGGGTGGAGGCGTGGAAATGACAATCAATGTATCAAATGAAATTTACATAAGAGGTTATGACGATAATATCCTCGATTGGTGCCGCCAAAACCTCATCATCTCCAACCCCGACTACATCAAAAAACAGCGTATGGGTAAATGGCTCGGGAACACACCCAAGCACCTCTATATGTACCGTATTGATGGTGATACACTCATCATCCCACACGGCAGACTCAACGACATCATCTCGATGTACGGAGAACGGTGCATCCGCTACGACTACCCCTCATTCCGTAAAGTGAACTACGGCAACACCGTTCCCCTTTACGAGTACCAACAGAAAGCCGTGGAGGAACTCGTGCGAGAGGGTGGCGGTGTTCTTCAAAGCAAGGCGGGTAGCGGTAAGACACAGATGGGCTTGGCTCTAATAGCCACTCTCGGCTACAAGGCTTTATGGCTCACTCACACCAAGGATTTGCTCAAACAGAGCGAGGAGCGGGCCGCTCAGTATTTCGACCGCTCTCTGTTCGGGGAAATCACCGAGGGTAAGGTGAACATCGGTAAAGGTATCACATTCGCCACAGTTCAAACCCTCGCAAAGCAAGACCTCAACCGCTATCGTGACTCGTTCGACTGCATCATTGTTGACGAGTGTCACAGAGTTGCGGGTACGCCGACCGCCGCAACGCAGTTCGGCAAGGTCATCGGCAGTCTCAACGCTACATTCAAATACGGACTCTCGGCAACAGTTCACCGAGCCGATGGACTCATCATTGAGATGTTCTCCTACCTCGGCAATATTGCCTATACAGTTCCCGATGATGCGGTTGCGGACAAGGTTATGGATGTTTGGGTAAACCGCAGAGACACAGGCGTACATATTGCTCCCGAGTGCTTAGACACAGACGGTACGCTCTTGTACACCAACCTCATCTCCTACCTCGCATCGAACACCCGCCGAAACTTCCTCATAGCAAATGACCTCGCTCAGAACGCAGACCACTACAACCTTATTCTCTCCGACCGCATCTCTCACTTGCAGTATCTTATGTCGCTACTCCCCGCCGATATGTGCGTGATGGTAGATGGCAAAATGACCGGCAAGAAAGGCAAAGCGGCGAGAGAAAAAGCCTTGGAGGATATGCGGAGCGGCAAAAAGAGATATTTGTTCGCTACCTATAAGTTAGCCAAGGAGGGTCTCGACATACCGAGACTCGACCGACTATATCTCGCAACACCCCAAAAAGACTACGCCATTATCGTGCAGTCTGTCGGGCGTATCGCACGAACCTTTGAGGGTAAGTCAACGCCTGTGTGCTACGACTATGTGGACAGCATCGAGTATCTCGTGAAGTCCTACAAGAAACGCTGCACTCACTACCGCAAAAGCGGTTGTCACTTGATGACATAGGAGGTACGGTATGGTTACAATCAATGAATTATTCAGCGGCATCGGTGCTTTCCGAAAGGCTTTCGAGAACCTCGGCATCCCTCACAGGGTCGTGGGTATCTCGGAGATAGACAAGTTTGCCATCAAATCCTATGAGGCAATATTCGGGGCTACTCGCAACTATGGAGACATCTCCAAGGTTGACAAACTCGACTATGCTGACCTGTGGACTTATGGTTTCCCTTGTCAAGATATTTCGGTCGCCGGGATGCAAAAAGGCATCGTCAAAGGTGAAACTCGGAGTGGTTTATTATATGAAGTCCAACGACTTCTGCTCGTTGCAAAACAGCACGATGAACTCCCCAAGTACCTCATCCTCGAAAATGTCAAAAACCTCGTAGGCAAAAAGTTTCTCCCTCACTTTGAACTTTGGATTGAGTGGTTGGGCGAACTCGGCTACAACACCTATTGGCAAGTCATTAACTCAAAGGACTGTGGAATACCTCAGAACCGAGAGCGTGTGTTTGCGGTAAGTGTACGCAGAGACATCGACCGAGGGTTCAAATTTCCCGAGCCTATCCCTCTCGAAAAGAGTATGTGGGAGTACCTCGATGAGGAGGTTGACGAGAAGTTCTACCTCTCAGACACCTATATTGAGTATGCCGAGGAACTCACGCTCCAACAAATCGAGGTAGGCGGCGGTTTCCGCTTTGAACCGAGAGAGAGAGAGAGAGAGAGAGAGAGAGAGAGACGAACTGACGATTGCCAAGACCATCACGACAAAGGAGGGCAACAGGGTAACAGGAAATTTTATCCGAGAGGCGTGAGTCCTCTAAACCCTCACAATGATGGCACTTGTAGGACAATAAAGGCTCAATATCCCCAAACGAGTTTTGCAAACTTCTTGCGGACAGGCACTTTCGGGGCGACCGGCGTTGTCAAATTTGTCCCCATCGAAACGGAGTAAGAACTATGATAAATAAATGTAATGAGGTTGGCATCCTTTCCGGCGGTAAGTGGGATAAGATGTACGACCAATCCCGCCGAGTGTATGGCACAGATGGTCTCTGTCCTACGCTACACACTCAGGGGGGGGCAATCAGGAAATAAAGGTAATCGTTATGGACACAAACACTAAACCCCGCATCCGAAAACTAATGCCCATCGAATGTTGGAGACTTATGGGGTTTACAGATGAGGATTTCCACAAAGCCGAAAAGGTGTGTAGCAATACGCAACTCACCAAACAGGCGGGAAACTCCATCGTAGTCCCTGTTTTAGAGGGCATACTCAGAAACCTAATTCCGAGCGAGGAGGTCACACCTCAAAAGAGTGACCCTATGCAATGGCTCGATGAATTATTTGGAGGTGAATAGCCTATGAAATTTGTAACGGTCGATATTGAGGTTTTCGCCTACGATTGGCTCGTGGTCTTTAAGGACTACGAGACCGGCATCCGCTCCATCTATCACAACGATAATGGCGGGGTGTTGGAGTACCTCAACCAAGAGGACATCGTGTACATAGGTGCGAACATCAAACACTACGACCAATTCATCCTCAAAGGGATTGCAATGGACTTTTCCCCCGAGGAAATCAAGACCCTCAACGATTTCATCATCGTTTACGAGGGTAATGGGTGGGACTATCCTCCCTTTGCAGAGGGCAGACCCATCAAAATCAATGTCTGTGATATTTTCGATGATATGCAACTCGGTCTCTCACTCAAAGCCATCGAGGCACACCTCGGTATGGACATCGAGGAGACACAGGTTGACTTTAACATCGACCGACCCCTTACCGCAGACGAGTTGGAGAAAACCATCTTTTACTGCTCCTACGATGTGGATGCGGCAGAAAAGGTTTTCGACATCCGCAAAGAGTATTTCACAAACAAACTGACTCTCGGCAGAGCCAAGGACATCCCCGATGCAAGAGCGTTGTATATGACAAACGCCAAACTGACGGCAGCCTACCTCGATGCCCGCCCGATGAGTCACGATGATGAGCGTGAGTACACCTACCCCGACAATCTGCTCAGAGAATATATACCCGAACAGGTGTTTGAATTCTTTGACAGAATGGGCGACAAGAGCATCTCAGATGCCGATGTGTTCAGCAGTAAGTTGGATTTCAGCATCGGCGAGTGTCAAGTCACTCTCGGGTATGGAGGCATCCACGGTGCAATCCCCTGTTACAGAGAGAAAGCGACCGAGACACGCTCTATCCGAAACCAAGATGTTGCGAGTTATTATCCGCATCTTATGACCTTGGATGGCTATTGTAGCCGTAGCATCCCCGACCCGCAAGTGTACGCAGATATGCTTGAAACTCGTATCAGAGCAAAACGCTCGGGCGATAAGGCTACCGCAAACGCATTAAAACTCGTTGCAAATACGACCTATGGTGCAATGCTCAATCAATTCAACGACCTGTTTGACCCGCTTATGGGGCGGTCGGTGTGTGTCACAGGACAACTCCGACTCCTCGAACTCGCACAACATCTCGTAGCAGATTGTCCTACACTCATAATCGTGCAGTTAAACACCGATGGTATTATGGTCAGTCTTGATGACTGTGACCTCGAACCTTATTCGGCTATCTGCCAAGAATGGCAAGACCGCACAGGCTTTGAATTGGAGGAGGACTGCATCAGAGAGATAGTGCAGAAAGATGTCAACAACTATGTGGAGATACCCACAGGTGACTTGTACGATGAAAAAGGCAGACCGAGATGGAAAATCAAAGGCGGGTGTCTCGTGAGAGGTATTCCTCCCGCCGGTGCGTTCAACATCAACAACAACGCAACCATCGTGGCTAAGGCAATTCAGAATTACTTTGTGTTCGACATTCCAACCTCTGTCACCATCAATTCCTGTAACGACCCTCTGTCCTTTCAGTTGGTCGCCAAGGCGGGTTCAAAGTATTCGGGGGCATTTCACTACATCAACGATGAGAAAGTCCCTGTGCAGCGTGTAAATCGTGTCTACGCAAGCATACACCGACACTACGGTACTCTCGTCAGAGTACACGCCGAGCGTGGAAATGACAACAAAATCAGCGGTCTCCCTGACCATTGTGTAGTGGACAACCGAAACACCATTGACATCAGCGAAATCGACAAGTCGTGGTACATCAAATTGGCTGACACCTACATCAAGGATTTTCTCGGCAAGAGACGAAAAATCAAGCGGACTAACACCCGCAAAATCAACTCACTCAAAAAAAATTTATTGTTATTTTTGGAGGAATAAACAATGGCAACACAAAACACAGCAACAATGAGTATCTATCAGAAACTCGCAAAGGCTCGTCTCAACTTCCTTGCGGCGAACATCAAAAAGAGCGGTATCAATGTTCAAGCCGAGTTCGACTACTTTGAACTCCAAGACATCGTACCCACGGCGACCAAAATCCTCACGGAACTCGGTCTCATCTTCATCGTGACTTTCCCCGAGGGAGTCCCGACCGGCACTCTGTACGACTTTGACTCGGACAAGACCCTCGTGTTCCTCTCTCCCAAGATTGAGGGCGAACTCCTTACCATCAAGGGCAACAAGATTATGATGGAAATTCAGGGCGAGGGTGCAAAGCAGACCTACCACCGCCGCTACCTCTATATGCAGTTGCTCGACATTGTTGAACAGGACATCGTTGACGGTGCAAAGGAGAATGGTGGTACACCTCCTCCCTCCGCAGCGGGCAAGAACGCTCCCGCCAAGAAAGCACCTGTGAGCGAGACTAAGAGAGCCGAAATCAAACAGGAAGTCACCGACAACAAGGGTGCCGCAGAGGAAATCCAAATCAAGCAGTTGAAAGCGGCTCTCGCAGAACTCAACCGCACCGACCCCTCTCAGGAGGAGTTCATCCAAGCAATCGTGGTCAAGACCGAGAACTTCACCAAAATCACCAAGGAAAAGTGTACAGCACTCATCCTCAAAGTCGGTGAACTCATTGACGAGTGCAAGAGAGGTGTCGTAAATGATGATTGAGTGGAAAGATGGGTACATCAAAACAGAACCCCCTAAGAGACCCAAAAAATTGACCGCTACGAGGTTTGCGACTGTCCTTGGGTTAAACCCTTGGTCAACACCTTTCGAGGCGTGGTGCGAGGTTACACGCACCTACGCAAAGCCTTTCGAGGACACCATCTACACGATTGCCGGTAAGACCATCGAGCCTAAGCAAATCGAGTATATGCGTAAGGCGTACTTTATGACCAACCTCAAAACTCCTACCGACATTTACGGCAAGGACTATTTCAACAAAACCTTTGGCGACTTCTATGGGGATGTAAAAGTCCTCGGCGGTATGTGGGACAGTTTGCTCGTAGGAGCAGACGGAAAGCCCGAGACCGTCATCGAGTTCAAGACCACCAAGCGTGTCGAGGATTGGCAAGGAGATGTTCCCGAGTATTACGCTCTCCAAGCATCCCTTTACGCTTACCTCCTCGGTGTTGATGATGTCATTATGGTGGCATCGTTCCTCGAAACTGAGGACTACGAGCATCCCGAGAGGTTCGTACTTACCCCCGATAACACCATCACATACTGTTTCAAGGTGAGCGAGAGATACCCGACCTTTGAAAAGGACTATGTAAAGCCCGCTCTCAAATGGTGGGATGAATATGTCGAGACAGGCATTTCTCCCGACTTCGATGAGAAAAAGGACGCGGATATCCTCAAAGAGTTGAGAAAGAACTCCTACTCCCCCGACAGCGACCTTGCGGCACTCATTGCCGAGGCTGAGTCAATCCAAGATTTCCTCGATGAGTCGGCAGAAAAGACCGCCGAGGCTGAGAAACGACTCAAAGTCATCAAGGACATCATCAAAAAGGCTGCCTTGGAGCAATTCCGAGACGGCGACACCAAGGTCTCCATCACCGGCGACCGATACGAGTGGACTGTATCGAAAGTACAGACCACGACCATCGACAAGAAAGCACTCGAAAAAGATGGTCTGCTCGGCAAGTACAGCACGACCTCTGACACATTCAAAATCCAACCTAAATTAAAGGAGAATAAGTAAAATGGCAAAAATCGCATTATCGTCAGGCTTTACCCTCATTCCCGAGGGAGAACAGGTATTCAAAATTGTAGGATGCCAATACAAGGAAAAGTTCGGTAAAATCGAGGTAGCCCTCGAAACCAAGAAAAAGCAGAAACACACCGAGAGGTTCGACCTCACCAAGGATGGCGGTAGAAACGCTTTCTCCTACCTCGCAAAGACGGCTCTCAACGATTACGATGTCGAGGAAATCGACCCCGATGAAATCGTTGGTCTCTATTTCAGAGCCGAGGTCACTCACACAACTATGCCCCACAGAGACGATGAGTCTAAGACCGTCACATTCGTCAACCTCGGCAATAAATCTCCCGCCGATGGTTTCGATGACGATGATGGGGATGACGAACCGCCCGCACCCGCTCCCAAGGGCAAGGCTAAGGCAACGCCCAAGACTGAGACAGCAAAGCCTAAGTACGACCTCTCGTTCCTTGACGATATGTGAGGTGTCGTATGAGGTATGATACTCTACCGCCCGAGATATTGTCTCTCAAACAATGGGTGAATGTGTGGAGTAACAGTAAAATCCCTATGCAATCAACCGAGATGCTTGGTGCATCGTCAAGCAATCCCGACACTTGGAGTGACTTCTCTACGGCTGTCAAAGCCGTGGAGAAAGGCACTTACGACCACATCGGGTTTGTGTTTGCCGATAACGGCATTGTTGGCATCGACATTGATGCGGGATTTGATGAGGATGGTTTTCTCTCAGAACTTAGTGTAGATTGTATGAGGGCCGCTCAGTCCTACACAGAAAAGTCGAGGAGCGGTAGAGGTATTCATATCTTAGTCAAAGGTGTTCTACCTTTCAAGGGCAGAAACAATCGGAGCGGTGTGGAAATCTACCAATCGGGCAGATATTTCATTATGACCGGCAAGACTCTCGTCTATCACGAACTCATAGAAAACCAAGAGGCAATCGACTATATCGTAGAAAAGTATTTCCCCGAGATGGTCTCCGAGGGCGTGTCAAACAGGGACACCATTTACGCCCCTGTATGGCCGCCTGTTACGGAAAACAAGATTGCTCTCCGACCTTACTACCCACCTATTCCCGATGGATGCAGAAACATATCTCTCGCATCTCTCGCCGGGGTTCTACACAACACAGGCTACAATGCCGACCAAATCTACGATGAACTCACTCTCGTCAATCAGCGGGCTTGTACGCCCCCTCTCGATGCCGATGAGGTGCAGACCATCGTAAACAGCATTACAAGATATAAACGATAAGGAGTCAAGCATAATGAAACGAAAAGAGATACTCGAACAGGCAGCCGTTTGTGTTTGCGGTGAGCGTGAACACGACTACGGTACACCTGAAAACAACTTCTCGACCATAGGAAAATTGTGGTCAATCTACCTCGCCGCTGCTCACCCCGGCATCCAAATCCCCGAGGACTACATTGTCCCCAAAGATGTAGCCGTTATGATGGCTCTGCTCAAAGTAGCAAGAATAGCCAACGGCAACAAGGCAGACAATTTCGTTGACCTTGCGGGATATGCGGCCTGTGCGGGTGAAATTGCGGAGGCCCTCGATGACTGATAATTTTGAATATGAACAGTCATCGACATTCGTGCTGAAAGATGGTCGCTATTTTTTAGAGGAAAGGCAATCTCAAATATTCTCTACTATCATAAAGGAGCGACCTCATTTCAGCAGCGAGTACCGATGGGATGAACTCTCCCTCGGTGAATTGTTCGCTAAGTGCTACAAACCATTTTGTCGATACTGCCCCGAGGTTAAGGAGTGGTTCGCATATAAAACAACTCGTTGGGTACGAGATGTCGGCTCTGTAATCGTGAGCGGATATATGAAAGAGTTTACCAAACTCCTCAACCTCTACTGCAACGAACTCCCCGATGACACCGATGATGAGGGCAAATCTATCGCCGATGGCTACAAAAAGTTCGTCACCAAGATGGGCGACCGTAGAGTCCGTGACAGAGTTCTCCGAGATGCTCAGGATGAGGCGGCTATCTCCATCGAGAGATTTGACAGCAATCCTTACCTCGTGAACTGTCAGAACGGCACATACGACTTGGAGGAGGGTGCGTTACGCCCTCACAATCCCAACGACTTCATCACAATGATAACCAACTGCTATTACCCGCAGCCGAGTCAGCGTTTGGAGTTTCCGAGATGGGCTGAGTTTATCAATGAAATTACCTGTGGTCAAAAGGATGTCGCAAAGTATTTACAGAGAGCCTTGGGTTATAGCCTGTACGGCGTAGCCAAAGAGGAATGTATGTTCATTGCTTACGGCAAAACCACTCGTAACGGCAAAGGTACTCTGTTCAATACCATTCACGCTGTCCTCGGTGACTACTCGGGTACGATGCCTGTTGACTTCATCTGTGTGAGCAAAGGTCGAGGCTCCTATGACAGAGCCAACCCGATGTTGGCGGGGCTTAGAGGAAAGCGTTTCCTCACTCTCTCCGAGTCCGATGATGCGGGCAAACTCAACGAGGCTGAGATAAAGAACTATACCGGCAATGACCCCATCACGACTCGAAATCTCCACGAGAAAGCGTTTACTTACACCCCGCAGTTCAAGATGTGGCTCTCGTGTAATACGCTCCCCACGGTCACAGACAGGTCTCTGTTTTCCTCTGACCGAGTGAGAGTTATTGAGTTCAACCGCCATTTTGGTGAGAACGAGAGGGACACGACCCTCAAATCTCAGTTTCTTGAAGAAGATGCAAAGGCTATCATTTTCAAGTGGCTCATTGATGGGTACATCAATTATCACCTCCACGGACTCAACCCGCCTAAGTCGGTCGTATCTGCCACAGGCGACTACGAAAAGAAAAACGATTGGGTGGCTCTGTTTATCGAGGAAAGGTGCGACACATCCAAAGAGAACGCCCGCATTGGTCGTGGCGAACTCTACACCGCCTACAAGTCGTGGTGTACAAGCAATGGTATTCGGTACACGAGTTGTCCGAGGTTCAATGATGCGGTCGAACGCTTTGCGAAAACCACCACTTACTCGGGCATCAAGCAATGGAAAGGCATCACCCTAAAAGCCTTGGGCGGTGTAAAAATCAAGGGTGTAGACAAAAAGGAGGACTCATAATGCTACATAAGATTTTTCAATGGATTTTATTTATTCTCGGTTTTGACTGTGAGATGCGTAGACAGGCTGTCGATGACGGACTGTTGGATTTCAGCGGCCAAGGTCGAGATAAGTATGGGAGATAACAATGCAGAGAGAACCGAACACTCAATATGTTCTCCCCCTCTCATACGGCAAGGATAGCCTCGCTTGCTTGGAGGCTATCCGAGTCCTCGGTCTACCTCTCGACCGCATCGTACACGCTGAGGTGTGGGCAACTGATACCATCCCGGCAGACTTACCACCGATGGTCGAGTTCAAACAGAAAGCCGATGCCATCATTCTCGAACGGTACGGCATAGTCGTAGAACACATCTGTGCTACCGAGAGAGAGAGAGAGAGAGAGACGGCTCTCGTTCGAGTCTCAGTTCTACAAGGTTCGGTTCAATAAGTCCCGGAGATGCGACCAAATCTACGGATTTCCTATCACCCGAGGGGCTTGGTGCAACTCCAAACTCAAAATGCGGGCGGTGCAATCTATCGAAACGAACATTCGAGAGCCTATTCTATCAGATACCCGAGGGCAGAACAGGTGTCTTTGCGGGGAGCATAACAGGTTTCCCGATGGTCAAGATGCCGTACTGCAACAGCAGATTGAAAACTCGTGTATTGAACTCTTTTTCAACAGCCCCGGCGAACAGGGGGCTAAGATAAATACTGTTCAATATCTCGGTATTGCAGCAGACGAACCCGAGAGAATTGCAAGACATACCAAACCGAACACCATCCTCCCTCTCGTAGAGGCGGGATGGGATGAGGCTTTCTGCCGTCAACTGTGCAAAGAATTGAGACTCCTGTCTCCTATTTATACGACCGCCGCCCGAGGAGGATGTTGGTTCTGTCATAATCAGGGCATTGACCAACTGAGACTCCTTAGAAAGAACTATCCCGACCTGTGGCAACTACTACTCAAATGGGATAAGGACAGCCCTGTCACCTTTCACCCCGATGGTCATACTGTACACCATTTTGACATCCGTTTTCAAGCGGAAGATGAGGGCCTCATTCCCTCTGACAGAAAGTTCCGATGGAAAATGCTCGGTTTACAAATCCCAAAACAATCGAAAGGAGAAACAAATGGAGAAAGACAAGACTAACCTCCCGAGTACCGTGGAGAACGCCATCACCGAGAAAAAGCGGGGATGGGTACGAAATCCACAGGAGAACTTTGGGCAAGAGAACATTCAGCCGGGAGACAATGCAAAGTACATCCGTCACGCTCTCATCGGGATTGACCTCCCGCCTATCAGTCTCGATAGTGACGAGCAAGTCCAAGAGCGTATTATTTGGTATTTCAATCATTGTGCCGACAACGATATGAAACCTACGGTCACAGGACTCGCAAACTCTCTCGGCATCGACCGCCGCACCCTCAGCGATTGGGGTCGTGGCTACCGCAGAGGCAAGAAAGACAATCGCACCGAGATAGTCCGCAGAGCCTACAACATTTTGGAGGAACTGTGGGAGGACTATATGCTCAATGGCAAAATCAATCCTGTATCGGGTATCTTTATCGGCAAGAACCACTTTGACTACGCTGACAAGTCCGAGGTTGTCATCAGACCCGAGAGTCCTCTCGGCGAGATGGAAGATGCGGCAACTATTCAGAATAAGTACATAGAAAGCGTTGCCGATGACGATGAGGAGGATGACTGACAATGAGTTATTTCGTACCGAAAGATATACCTAAATACTGCAATGATTGTCCTTTCGGACATCTCCACTTTCAGCATCCGTGGGATGACAAAATCCGCAACGGCGAAAATAATTTGAAATGGGGATTTGGTTGCAATTTGCTCCTTAGAGGAGTAGTTGCAAAAGGTGATTATGATACCGATTTACCCAAACCTTTTGACTGCCCTCTGAGAGCGACAGCAATCAACATTTCAATATATGACCACTATAAAATCAAACACACTTACACCTATTCCTATTCGAGTTTCGATTATGATGACCTCCAAACTCGAACGGAAACCGAGGAGTGTGAGATGGATGGCGGTGAGTTCTTGGGCAAGGTTATAGCAAAGTCCATTCAAGACCGAAAATTTAGTGGTATTGCTTTCGGTGGGAACTTGGTCACAATTTCGTTCTTTGACCCCACGAGCGGTCACGCAAGCGACCACATTTACGAATTGCAGGAGGTGTTTCAATGCGAGTAAAAGACTGTCAAAAATGCAAGCATCACTCCCGCCGTACATTCAACACTTACCACACGCCCAAGAACTACCACGCAGTCGGGTTCTCTCACGCCTATGGGTACTGTGAAAAGCACAAGAAAAGATGTTCGGCAGTAAAGAAGTGTACGGCTCGTGAGGAGGAAAACCCGAAAGCAGTTATCTCATCGGTCTATGGTGTAATGCTTGAACCTCGGCAGAAAGAATAAGCAAGCGACCCATCTCTCGTAGGTGGGTCGTTTTTCTGTACAGTTCACGATATTTTTAAGGGGGGGGATAGGGGTCTATTTTCGGCGGCACCTCCTCTCCCGCATCCTTGGTGGCTCTGTCCTCAGCATCGAGCCTGTCGCACCTATTCTGCAAGACTTATGCGATAAAGTCTCACAATTTCGCAGAACTTTACAGAAAGACTTGCACACTTTCTCCCGAGCCTAAGAGAACTGTGCGGAAATTACCCAAAATCCTTGGAGTCTCTCATCTTGGTGTCGGTGAATTGTGCGGACTCACGCAGAAAATATCCCTATTCCGTAAGGCTTTTCAAGCATTTTGGTGTCGGATAAATAGCATTTTACTATATTTTTCTTATATAAATTATAAATACATAAGGAAATAATATAGAAAACCTAAAATAGCCGACACCATCGACACCAACTATCGCAGAAAACAACTCAAATTTTGAGAAAACAACTGAAATTTTCACATCTTTTTATAAAATTTTAATTCTCAATTTTAGAAAAAGGTCACAGAAAGAAAATCAGAAAAAAATTTTTGCGAAAACCGACCCCGAAAACAAACCGAAAAACCTCCCGATTTCCGAAAGGCTCGGAGGTCGAGAGGGCAAAAGAAAACCCCGCCAAGGTCGGCGGGGCTTGGGTCATCGTTGCCACCATCGGCGGCGGGCGGGCGGTTTCTGCTTTTCCCACCACTCGACCCGCTCGGCAATGTCGGCGGGCTTGGTGTACGGTATCGGTATAAGGTCGCAGCCGTTCGGGGTCAGATAATAACCGAACCCGAACCGGGGCAAAGTTTCCGCCCCTTTTCGGTCTATGATGTTTCGGGAGTCTTGCGGGCTTGGGCATCTCAGAGCAACCCGACAATCAATATTTACCTTAATTTGTCCGTTTATTATGTCTCTTGTCGGGCGTTGTGTTGCTACTATCAAATGAATATTTGCGGCCCGCCCGAGTTGGGCGAGGCGTTGCAACTGTGGGAGCGTTTCCCGCTTTGATGTGGTCATAAGGTCGGCGAACTCGTCTATAATTATATATATGTCGGGTTCTGTGCTTTTCTTTTGTCGTTGGCTCTGCATCCGTTTATATCTGTTTTCCATCTCAGAGACACACAACAAAAGAGCGTTTGCAATCTCGGGCGGCTCGGTGCAGTAGGTCAAGCAATGCGGCAATGCGGCATAGTCTACCAACTCAACCCGCTTGGGGTCAATCAGTACGAACCGCAACGCCGCCGGGCTTTTATAAAGCGCTGTATATATCAGAGTATTTATTAAAACGCTTTTACCGCTGCCGGTACTTCCCGCAATAAGTAAATGCGTTTGTTTGAGCATATCAAGTGCGGAATTGTGAGCAATCCCGCCGGGCGTTCTCCATTGGGTCATATTATAAAACCTCCAAAAGCCGGGAGTTTGTCCCGGCTTTATTTTTATATTGTTAAGTTGGTGCGGGTTCTTGTTTTGTCCTTTTCGGGTCGTACCGGTAAAAGCATATACTCTATATTTTCGGTTCTGAACCATAGCGGAGCAAATACGCCCGCATTGGTCGCACTTGTCGCCCCGGTCGCCTCTATTGCATCGGCTAACCATTCAGCATTGACAACGGGGAAACCCTCGCCAAAATCGAAAATAATATTTTTCTGCTTTGCGGCTTTTTTGTATTTGATATAACTTTTCAGGGCTTGCAGGTCGGGTAATTCTAAATAGTTTCGCTCGGGCTGCTTGGAGTTGTACACAATAATATTATCAATGTCAATGGGTGTAAGGTCGGCGGGCATCTCGGGAAGTTGGAGCGGCTCCGACATTATGAGCAATCGGAAACCATCGCAAACGGCTTGGCGGCCGTCTTTCAATGTGTGCGGGTACTGTAAAGCGGGATAGCGGGCGGTGTCAACATTTTTCAATATCTTTTGGGCAAGTTTCAAAGGCTTTTGGAGTCGGTGCGTTTTTGCGTGGGTCGCTGTTATATCTGCCTGTATTTCCTTTTTCAGAGTCTCGGCGGCTTTGGTGATGGCGGGCAAATTGTCGTTTTTGACTTCTTGCAAAATGTAGTTTATTAAAATCATTCTTTCCTCGTGTGTCATTGTTTTATATCCTCCTGTTTATTGTAATGTGTACCGCTCAGTATAACCGGCGGCGGTGAGCCATTCTATTATTTTTCGGCGGTCGCTCTTGTTTATCTTGATAAAGTCCTCCCGGCAATACCAATGGCGGGGAGTTGTCGCAAACTCTTTGCGGGCGTGGTCAACGCATAAATAATAACGGTTTCCGTTTTGGTCTCCTCTCGCCGTTGCGGGTTCTTTTAAGTTCGAGCGGGTGCAAATGTTCGTCTTTTCCATAATAGCGGCGATTTTCTTCTAATTGGTCGAGCAGTTCGAGAGCGTAAGCGTTTACGCCTCTATCCCACGCAGAGCGGGTTTTTCTTGTTTCGAGTTCTTGGCGTACTTCTTGAATAGTTTTCATAATGTTTTACTCCTATATTATTATTTTTTTATTTGGTCAAAATGGGCTAAACTCGCAACCGCAGACACGATAAAAAAAAGATGCGGCTTTTTTTCGCCTGTCTGCCGTTGATTTTTTCGGGTCGGTATGCTATAATATAGGAGCATCCCGCCCGGCTGTGGTGGTGTGCGGGGCTTGCTTTTCTTCTTTGGTCGGGAGATGGTCAAGCCCTTTTTTCTGTTGTTCTGTAAACCCTCCTATATTTACGATAATATTATATCACGATTTATCGTAATTGTCAATAGATAATTCAAGATTTATCGTAAATTTTCAAATATTTTTTTATAGGGGGGGATAGGGGTTAAAATTTGCGAGGCCCTGAGCGGTGAGACCGTCAGCCCGCCGGGCTTTGTGCTTTTGGTCGTACTCTGAGAGGCCCGCAGCGGTCGCCGGGGTTGCCATCGGTCAGCCGTACCCCCGGCGGGGGATATGCGGGCGACCGAGCGGCGTGGTAGGGCTGAAAATCACACGCAAAAATAAAAAGGCTCATTATACTCACATTCTGTTGTTTTCGGCATACTAAATATCAAAAATATTGAATAATCTGAGTATATGTATATTATTTTCTTATATATCAATTCTCTTTATAGAAAAAAATATATACATACTCATAAAATATAAATATATCGACCTATCTCGAAAAATATGAGTACCCTATCTGTCCTCTCACCAAACACGAAAGAGCCAAGGGCGGGAGGTTGCGGGCTGCCGAAAATAATTTTGAAAAATTTACGAAAACCTCTTGACAAGTTATCGTAATTATGATATACTGTTATCGTAAATCACAGGAGGATAACATTATGAAGAATGTAGCAGCATATATCAGAGTCAGCACCGATGGACAGGTCGGTGAGGACAAATTCGGACTCGATGCCCAAAGGGAACAGATTATAGACTACTGCCAAAAGAACGACCTCAATATCATCAAGTGGTACTCCGATGAGGGAGAGAGCGGTGCTAAGTATAGACCCGGCTTTGATGAAATCGTGTATGGTGATGTGACCAATCCTCCCTACGAGGCGGTCGTGGTAGCAAAGTCCGACCGAGTTGCGAGAGACATCAACATCTACTTTTACTACCAAGGTGCGTTGCTCCGAAAGAACATTGAACTCATAAGCATCTGTGAGGACTTTGGTCAGTTCGGTGTATTCGCCAATATGCTCAAAGCCTTTACTCTCACCTGTGCTGAGATGGAGCGTGAAAATATCAACAAGCGTACAAGTGCCGGTCGTACCGTGAAGTCTGCCAAAGGTGGATATAGCGGCGGGCGTACTCCTTTCGGTTACAGAGCCGAGAACCACCAAATGATAATTGTGCCGAACGAGGCTGAAATTGTCCGCACGATTTTCCGTATGAAAGATGACGAAAAGCGAACCTACGGATTTATCGTGGACTACTTGAATGGACAGGGTTATACTAACCGCAGCGGCACCAAGTTCTCTATCAGCACAGTTCAGGTCATTTATGAAAACAAGAAAGTCTACCAAGGTTATTATAAGTACGGTAAGACGATGGATTGGGTGAAAGGCATCCACGAGCCTATCATAGAGGAGGCGTGATATGACCTTTGTTGAATATTTAGAGTCCCTCATCGACAAGAAACCCGAGCAGTTCAAAACCTTTTGCGAGGTCACTTGCAATTCCACGGTCGAGGAGGTACGAAAAAAACTCAGTTCGCCCCGAGTCCCTTTCTCCCTCGTGCTGAGAATGTTGGATGATATGGGCGAGGAGTGCTACCTCGGCTCTGCCGATGAGGATGTGTCGTACCGCATTGAGGGCCGCACCAAAAAGAGCGGTCGGGTGAAAAAGAGTGCAGATACAAAGTTCGATGATTTTATGTCCTTTGCAGACTGCTGTCTCGTGCCGACCGGCAACAGTTTCTCTCGGGTACTGAGGGAGGACTTGTACACTTGCTACCTTAATTGGTGCGACCTCTCGGGCAAAACACCATACTCCGATAAACTTCTGTATAAATGGATGCGGGAGAACTTCCTCGGTTTGGATAATGAAAACGAGCCTGTCGAGTTTCAAAACTCGGCTCGTAAGAGAGGATTTAAGGGCGTGGACATCAAGGATGAGTCCGAGTGGGTGTTTGACGATACCTTTGAGGAGGAGTGATTATGTGGATTTTTGTAGGAATTGTTTTCGGAATTTGTTTCCTCATTTCAATATTGATACCAACAACCACAAGCCGAAATACCTCCGTGACACCTACAAAGTACGGAGATGTCTCTGACGGCATTGGCTATGAACATTATGTGGCTACCAAACTTCAACAGCAAGGGTTCACCGATGTAGAGGTGACAAAAGCAAGTGGGGATTTTGGGGCAGATGTCCTCGCAGTCGATAAGGGCGGTCATAAAATTTGTTTTCAATGTAAACTTGTCACCACAGGACATAAAGTCGGTGTTCGGGCGGTACAAGAGGTCTCCTCGGCTCGAACCTACTACGGATGCACTCGGGCGGCAGTTGTGACTACTTCCGTTTTCACGGATGCCGCAAAGGAACTTGCTCAAAAATCGGGCGTTGAACTTTACGAGCGTTTCTACGGAGATTAAAATAAAATAGGCTCTCACAATAAGGTGAGAGTGAACAGTCAACAGGGACTACGAGCAATCGTGGTCTCTGTTTCTTTTTTTTAGGAGAAAATATGGATAACCAAAAACTGATTTCAAAAATTTTTCAAAAAATAAAAAAGACTCCTCGGCACATCGAGCCGTACCTCGACCTGTTCAATGTCTGTCGAAGTATAGAGTCTGACGATTTCAAATTATCGCACGAAAGCAATGCTGAACTTAGACAGTTGCTCGTGCGGGGATTGAAACGATGCTCCTCACAGGATGCGGGCAGTTTCTACGAACTGTACAAAAAAACCTTACTCTTTGATGCCCCTCACTTTCTCGAACCTTACCTCCTCTACTTGGAGATAAACCGAAAGCCCGAGGAGCGGTTCTACCAACCTCGCCGCAAGGTGCTGAAAGAGGTAGTCGATGCTCTGCAAGCGTTGACCGATGATGAACTTGATGAACTTTTCATCTCAATGCCCCCTCGTGTAGGTAAGACATCAATCCTTATGTTCTATGTGTCGTGGCTGATTGGTCGTAATGGCGAGGCCTCCAACCTCTACTCGGCTTACTCCGACACAATCACAAAGGCGTTTTACAATGGTGTCCTCGAAATTATCACCGACCCTGTGACATATCTATGGGGAGATGTATTTCCGAACGCCAAGATTGCACAGACCAACGCTGCCGATGAAACAATCAACATTGACCGAAGAAAGAGATACCCCTCACTCACCTGTCGTTCCCTCTATGGTACGCTGAATGGTGCGTGTGACTGTAACGGCGTTCTCATCTCCGATGACCTTATTGGTGGTATCGAGGAGGCCCTCAATAAAGACCGACTTGTTTCTGCTTGGAGTAAAGTCGATAACAACCTCCTCCCTCGTGCAAAGGAAAAGGCGAAAATCCTGTGGTGCGGTACTCGTTGGTCAATGATTGACCCGGCGGGTCTCCGTATGGACTTGCTTGAAAACGATGAGAGGTTCAAAAACCGTAGAGTTAAGATTATCAACTTATCTGCTCTCGATGAAAATGACGAGAGCCGTTTCGACTATGACTACGGCGTTGGTTTTAGTACCGAGTTCTATCAACAGAGACGAGCATCGTTCGAGCGTAATAACGATATGGCTTCGTGGTTGGCTCAGTATATGGGTGAACCTATCGAGCGTGAGGGTGCTTTGTTCTCTCCGGGCGAGTTCCGCTATTATAATGGCGTACTTCCTGTCGAACCGCCCGACAGAATATTTATGGCAGTAGACCCGGCGTTCGGCGGCGGCGATTTTGTTGCATCCCCTGTATGCTACCAATACGGAGAGGATATTTATGTGGCGGCGGTCGTTTATGACAGCGGTGATAAGAAAGTCACTCAACCGCTCCTTGCCAATATGGTCGTAAAGCATCTCGTACAGGCAATGCAGATAGAGGCAAACAAATCAACCGAGACCTACAAAGAGGGAGTTGAGGAGTTGCTCAAAAAGGAAAAGTATCGACTCAATATCACTACCAAAGCGGCCCCCTCGGATAAGAGCAAGTTCCAACGCATATTCGATAAAGCCCCCGACATCCGTGAGCGTATGATATTCTTGGAGAATGGTAGGCGTGACAAGGCATACAGTCTCTTTATGCAGAATGTCTTTTCGTTCAAGATGTTTGCAAAAAACAAGAACGATGATGCTCCCGATAGTTTGGCAATGGCTATCGCTATGACCCATTCAAATGCCCGAGTTGAGGTATTCAAACGACCTTTCTAAAAATTATTTCAAATTCTCCTATGGTTTATCGTAAATTTCTGTTGACAAACCATAAGAGAAGTGGTATAATATATGTGTAGAATTATAAGTATGTAAAGGAGGTGTTCGGTTTGACCGAAAGTCGCACTTTTTTTGGTCGTCAGGTCATCCTCACGGATGTCGATGTCGTGACTCAGGATAATATTCTGTCCGTACTCGAAAAAGCCCTCTCGACCCACGAGACAAACCGTGGAGAAATCGAATATCTCTACGATTATTACAGAGGAAAGCAACCTGTCCTCGGTAGAGTAAAACAGATACGCTCCGAAATCAATAATAAGATTGTCGAAAACCGAGCGAACGAAATTGTTTCGTTCAAAGTCGGCTACCTTATGGGTGAGCCGTTGCAGTATGTTTGCCGTGGTGGCTCGGAGGATGCCTCGGAGGCTATCAACACTCTCAACGAGTTTGTGTTTGCAGAGGATAAGGCGGCAAAGGACAAGGAACTTGCCGATTGGTTCACCATCTGTGGTACGGCATACAGAATGTGTCTCCCTGACAAAGAGGATGACAAAGATGAGGCTCCGTTCGAGATTTATACCCTCGACCCGAGAGATACTTTCGTCATCTATCACAGCGGCCTTGGCAACAAGCCTATGGTCGGCGTGAAGTATATCATCCGAGAGGATGGTACTCGTATTTACAGTTGCTATACCGCAACCGAGTATATCGAGATACATAACAGCCCTATCAAGGTGAGTGAGGGCGGCAAGGAAATCGAAAAGCGTGAAAATAAGATTGCAAAAGTCGAACCTCACGCTCTCGGTATGATACCGATTATCGAATACCCGGCGAACTCCGCAAGACAGGGTGCGTTTGAAATTGTACTCCCGCTCCTCGATGCAATCAATGAGACTGCATCCGACCGCATTGACGGCGTGGAGCAGTTCATTCAAGCGTTGCTTATGTTCAAGGGTGTGGATATTGAGGCAAGTGATTTCGACACCCTCAAACAAAAAGGTGGTATCAAAGTTCCTGTCGAGGGTGATGTCAAGTACCTCATCCAAGAACTCAATCAGTCGCAGACTCAGACCCTCGTTGACCATATGTACAACACGGTACTCACCATCTGTGGTATGCCGAACCGAAACGGCGGTAGTTCCACAAGTGATACCGGCTCTGCCGTTATTATGCGTGATGGATGGTCGGCTGCCGAGGCCCGAGCAAAAGACACCGAGTTGATGTTCAAAAAGTCGGAAAAGCAGTTCCTCAGACTTGCATTGAGTATCTCTGCAACCATCCGCAGTTTGAACCTCAAACTCTCCTCTATCGAAATTCGCTTTACCCGCCGCAACTATGAGAACATTCAGGAAAAGGCACAGGTGCTTACTACAATGCTCTCGAATGACAAAATCCATCCTCGCCTCGCCTTTGAGCATTGCGGTATGTTCGCCGACCCGGAGATTGCATACACCGCAAGCCAAGAGTACGCTGAGGAGCGTAAAAAGGAAACCGAACAGGAACTCGAACTCTTTGCCGCAAAGCAAGTCGAAAATGACAAAGCCAAGGTAAATGATGAAGTTGACGAGCCTGATGATGAAGATGCCGAGGGTGATGACGATGTATGATTATACGGATGTCATCATTCGGTATCTGAATAAGCGGTTTATTGATATTTTTCATCAAATGAAATCGGTCATCTCGATGGATGAACTCAATATAATGCAGACCACTTATGTGATATACGATGAACTCCTCCGAGAGACAGAGGAAAAACTCTTGGAGTTGGCTATCTACTATTACACTCATACGGTCTCCAACGCAAAGACTCGCATCGACAAAGAGTGGCTTTACACAATACTCGATGCCTATGACCCAATAACCAAATATGTTTTCACCCACGAGGTTGAGCGTAAACGAGCAAGGTTTATGGAAAGCCTTATGGCAAGCACCAACAGGTCACACGAAACGGATGTGGCTCTGAGATATTGGTCAGCAATGGTGGCTCAATATGCAATCGAAATCACCGATGCCGCTGTAAAGCAAGCGTATATTGATGATGGCGTGATGCGAGTGATATGGGTCACAGTATTTGATGACCGCCGGTGCAAAGTGTGTGCCAAGCGTGAGGGTGAGATTTACGACATTGACAAGGTGCCGCCGAAACCGCATATCGGCTGTCGGTGCTACCTCTTACCCTACTAACGGAGGTACAGTATGAACGACACCAATCTGTTCTCCCCCGAGGTCATTGACGAAATTGTGAGGATTTTGAAAAAGGGCAACTCGGTGGAACTCAAAAAGGAACACGACAAATTGGTCGTGGTAGAAATCCAAAGAAAAATGAAAATAAAGGCCTCTATAATCGGGTAGAGGTAAACAGTCAATCGGGACTATGTGCTACGGCTCATAGTCCCATTTTCTTTTGATATAACGGCGAACGCCTGTTTATATGAGAGTGAACTCTAAACGCAAAAGGGAGACAACCCTACCAAAAACAGAAATAAGTGCGGAGTGAACCGCCTAACAAACGCAAGGAGGATTTGAAATGGCAAAAATCGACATCACAAAGATTGAGGGTTATGAAACGATGACCCCCGAACAGAAGTTGGCCGCATTGGAGGCGTTTGAGTACGAGGATGGCTCTGCCGAAATCGAACGATACAAGAACGCTGCAAGCAAGGCAAACTCGGAGGCGGCTGAGTGGAAGAAGAAACACAACGCATTGCTCTCCGATGAGGACAAGGCAAAGCAAGCAAGTGAGCAAGAGAACGCTCAGTTGCGTGCCGAGAGAGATGCTCTCTTGAAAGAAAAAACCGTAGGCGGGTATGTGACTCAACTTATGGCTCAGGGGTACGAGGCTGAGTTGGCACAGGAAACCGCACAGGCAATGGCTGACGGTGATATGGCTAAGGTTTTCGCCAATCAGACGAAATTCCTCGCAACGCACGACACCAAACTCAAAGCAGATATTTTGAAAGGCACTCCTACTCCCCCCGCAGGCGGGTCGGATAAGATGGATGCCGAAAAGTTCGCCAAACTTGGTTATGTTGAGAGGTTGAAACTCCACGATGAGAACCCCTCTCTGTACGCCGAATTGGCAAATCCCACAAAATAATTAAAAGGAGAAAACTACTATGCTTTTTGATGCAAAAAATTTCAACGGCGAAGTGTTCGGCAAGTATGTTGACACTATCCCCAATGTGAACCTCAACGAACTTTTCAAGTCCAAAGCAATCAAGAGAGACAGCCGACTCACCGCTCTGTTCAACCCTCAGACCGGCTCGTATAAGGGTACTCTCCCTTACTTTGGCAGACTTTCGGGTGCTCCTGTAAACTATGACGGCGGCACCGACATCACCGCAAACACTCCCGACACCTACATTCAGGAGTTCATCGTCACCGGCAGAGCCAAGGGCTTCCTCGAAAAGGATTTCAGTTCCGACATCACCGGCGGCGTACCCTTTATGGATAAGGTTGCAGCGGGTATTGCGGAATATTGGGCAGATGTCTATCAGGCGGGTCTGCTCTCCGTACTCAAAGGTATTTTCGCTATGAGCGGCACCGGCAACGCAGATTTCGTTGCGGCACACACTCACGACATTACCGGCGAGACTGTTTCCACTTTTGGTGCAACTACTCTCAACACCGCTCTCCAAAAGGCAAGCGGCGACAGCAAGTCTCAGTTCAGCATTGCATTTATGCACTCCAAGGTTGCAACTGACCTCGAAAACTTGCAGTTGCTCGAATACCTCAAATACACCGACAGCAACGGCATCACGAGAAACCTTGCTCTCGGCACTCTCAACGGTCGCATTGTCATCGTTGATGACGGTATGCCTATCGAGGAAGATGATACCGGCTACAAGTACACTACCTATGTTCTCGGCGAGGGTGCAATTACTCTCGAAGATGTCGGTGCAGAAGTTCCTTACGAGATGCACAGAGACCCCGCCATCAATGGTGGTCAGACTACTCTTTACACGAGAAAGAGATTTGTCATCGCTCCCGATGGTATCAGTTTCGTAGGCACTCCCGCCTCCAAGTCTCCCACCGATGCGGAACTCGAAAGCGGAGCGAATTGGTCGCTCATCCACAACGGTCAGAGTGGCTCTGCTAAGGCGTTCTTCCCCCACAAGAAGATTGCCATTGCACAGATTATCACTCGCTGATAATTTCACAAGGAGGTGAGTAGCAATGACCAAAGAACAAAAACTGAGCAAAATCAGCACCTTAACCGGGGAAACGGACAGGGACTTGCTACTCCCTTACCTTGATATGGCGGGGCAAAAAATCATAGCCAAAGCCTATCCCTTTCGTTCTGATGTGACAAAAGTTCCCTCGAAATACGAGATGACTCAGATTGAGATTGCGGTGTTTCTCTACAACAAGAGAGGAGCGGAGGGCGAAACATACCACTCTGAGAATGGTATCAACCGCACCTACGAAACCGCAAGTGTCCCCGACTCTATGTTGGCACACATTACTCCTTTCGTGAGTCCTCTCTAAGCGAGGTGAGCCTATGAAATGTTTGGAGCGAAACAAAGTTCCTTTCCATTATTGCCTATTCAAAGAGGTGGTTGACATTCTTGATGATGATGGTAATATTGCGGGCAATAAGGCTACCTATGATGCCCCTGTCAGGGTAAAGGCAAATGTCTCTGCCGCACAGGGCGAGGCACAAATCGAGCAGTTCGGCAACTCGGTGGAGTACGACAAAGTTATCCTCTCGGATGACCTCTCGCTCCCCATTGATGAAAGCACCGTACTGTTCGTAGATATTCCCCCTACATTCGATGCAGACGGCAATCCTCAGTTCGATTATGTTGTGCGAAAAATAGCCAAGTCTCTCAATACTCTCGCCGTTGCGATAAGCAAAGTGAGGTAAGTATGTTTAAGGTCAAGGTTACAGGTCTTGATGAGGTTATCAAGAAAATCGAAAACTTGAAGAACTCACTCGACTCTAAGCAACACGAACTGTTGGAAAGGTTGTCAGCCATAGGAATAGATGTAGCATCTGTCAAATTCAAGAACGCACAATATGACGGCATCAATGATGTCAGCGTTGACCCCTCTCCTGAGTGGGTCGATGAAAAAACACTTGTCATTACGGCTCGTGGTCAAGCAGTTGCGTTCATTGAGTTTGGTACAGGCGTTCACTACACCGAACAGCACCCGACAGCAGATGATGTCGGAGCAACCCGAGGGTCGTATGGTAAAGGCAACGGCTCAAAGGACAGTTGGGCTTACTACGGCAATCCCGGCACAAATGGTCATATCGTGAGAACTTTGGAGGATGGTACTACCGTTGTCCGAACTCACGGCAACCCGCCCGCTCGGGCTATGTACGATGCAAGTCAGGCAATGCGGGAAAAAATCGTTGAAATCGCAAAGGAGATATACAAGAGATGATTGATATTGAAAACGAAATCTTTACGGCTGTTTCCAATGCGGTCAAGGCGGTTTATTCCAATGCCAAACTGTCTCCCGAACTGATACTGTCTCCCTCTCAATTTCCTTGTGTCTGTGTCGAGGAGATTGACAATAATGTAGTCTCCCGCACACAAGACAGCGGATGCAACGAAAACCACGCCAACCTCACGCACGAGGTCACAGTCTACTCCAACAAAGTAGGGGGCAAAAAGGCTGAGTGTAAGGCGATAATGGGCATCGTTGACTCCGTGTACTCGGACTTTGGTTTCATCCGCACGATGCAAACCCCTGTTCCAACCAAAGATGCGACCAAGTATCGGATAACTTCCCGCTATAAGGCTGTCGCATCAAAAGAAAAAATCATTTACAGGAGGTAATCACTTTATGGCAATTTCCACATATAAAGTCTTTCTTATGATGAAAGACACCTCGACCTACAACAAACTCGTTGACATCAAAGATTTCCCCGACCTCGGCGGAACTCCCGAGATGCTCGAAACGACAACCCTTTCCGATGGTGGTCAGACCTATATTCCCGGCATTGATGCGAACGATGCTCTCGAATTTACGGCGAACTACACCAAAGATGACTACGAGGCACTCCTCGCCCTCAAAGACATCGAAAAGGATTTCTCTGTATGGTTCGGCGGTACTGTTTCTCAGGGTGTGGCAACTCCCACCGGCAGCCACGGTAAGTTTGACTTCAAGGGCAGACTCAGCGTGGTCGTAAATGGCGGCGGCGTAAATGAGGTCGTTGGTATGACCATCACTATCGCTCCCTCCACGGCAATCGTTCCTCACGCAGGGGAATAATCAACAAATAAAAAACTAAATTCGAGGTACGAGTTATGGCAAAAACAATCAACTTCACAACTTCCGAGGGACAGGAAATCACCTTGGAGTTCACAAGAAAAACCATCGAACAGATGGAAAGACAGGGCTTTTCTCTCGCAGACATCGAGACTAAGCCGATGACCACCTTACCCACGCTTTTTGCGGGTGCGTTCCTTGCACATCACCGCTACATTAAGCGTGAGGTCATTGACAAGATGTTCAGCAAGATGGGCAACAAAGACGAGTTGCTCGTTAAGTTGGCTGAGATGTACAATGAACCTCTCGAAACTCTGATGGGCGAACCCGAGGAGTCCGAGGGAAACTTGACTTGGGGAGCAAGTTGGTAAGTGACTCGCAACCCCGAATGGGGGTAGAGTCCGTTCGTGACCCTACCCCCAAATCTTTTTCTCAAACTTTCTATGAACACTTACCGTACTATTTGGCTATGGGTATGACTACCGATGAGTATTTCAATCAGGACTGTACCTTGGTCAAATGTTATAGAGAGGCTCAGAGAATAAAACGAGAGGAGCGAAACCAAGAGTTATGGTTGCAAGGTATGTACATTTACGAGGCAATCGGAGATATGTCCCCTGTATTGAGGGCGTTCTCTAAGAAAGGCACTAAGCCTTTGCCCTATCCTACCGAGCCATATCCCATAACCAAGGCTGAGGTCGAGGCCCGTCAACAGCGGGAGGAAGAACGACAAGCCGAGAAAATCAAGGCGAAGTTCTCCGCTTGGGCTATCAATTTTAACGCTCATCTCAAAAAATAACCTATAAGGAGGTGAGTATATGGAAAACGATGCGGTTGTTGACAAAATTCATATTGAGGTCACAGGTGAAACCGAGGATGCCTCGGGTAAATTGGATGGCATCCTAAAAACCTTAAAGAAACTCAAAAAAGTCACAGATACTGCAAACGGTATCAATGAAGATGGTACGAGCAAGATTAACAATCTTACCTCAGCCATCAAGTCGTTGTCTGATGCGGGAAACACGCAAGGTTTGAACAGCGTTGTAAAGGTTTTGCGAAAACTAACCAAACTCGATTTTTCAAACCTCAACGGTGCCTCCGATGTTATCAGACAGGTCTCTAATACAATGACCAACACTCCTGTATCAAATGTCGCTCCCGAGACAACCGCTTCCCCTGTTGTGGTGACGGAGGTCGCCGCAGCGGCATCAGGCACTACCACTATCGACCCCGGTGTGGAGATAGACAACACCTCGGCTAAGATGGATGGGTTGTGGAGCAAGGTCAAGCAAAGCAAGGCTTGGGGGTCTTTCAAGAAAGCGGGTTCTACTGCTCTCAAAGAAATCTCCAAGGGACTCACGAAAGGCACATCGAAACTCGGTAAGTTCTTCAAGTCGTTGAAACGAATTGCAATGTACCGAGCCGCACGATTTGTCCTTAGTGCTTTGGCTAACGCCCTCAAAGAGGGTACAAACAATATATATCAATTCAGCAAATCGGTCAATGGAACTTTCGCACAGTCGATGGACAGTATCGCATCGAGTATGTTGTATCTCAAAAACGGACTCGGCTCGCTTATTGCCCCTCTACTCACAATGCTTGCTCCTGTTATCGAAACGCTGATTGATGGGTTCATAGAACTCACAAACTCTATCAGTTTGGCTTTGGCGAAAATGTCCGGGGCTACCACTTGGACAAAAGCGGTGAAGTATCAAACTGAATATGCGGCGGCGGTCGAAAAGACCAAACGCTCACTCACAGGTTTTGATGAAATCAATATGCTCTCTAAGCAAGACAAAGGAAACGATTACTCGCTTATGTTCGAGGAGGTTTCGATGGAGGGTATGGAGAGCGAAATCAAAAAAGGTGAAATGATGCTCCACGGACTCATAAGTCTTGTTGGTGCGTTGGCTGTCGGTACAAACACAGTAAGATTTATAAAGTGGCTCAAAGACATAGGTGCAGTCAAGATAGGTCTTAAAGGAATAGTGTCTTGGGTCGGTCTCATCGTAGGCTCATTGGAGTCGATTTGGGGCGGCGTGGATGCTATAATGAACGGCTTGAATTGGCAAAACTTCATCGAAGTAGTCGGTGGTGCCGCCTCGGCGGTAGGTGCTTTGTTTGCTCTGTTCGGTAAAACTGCCGGGTTTATTGGTATGATAGTCGGCGGCGTATGGATGTATGTCGTAGGTGTTATTGATGCTATCAAAAACGGTATCGAATGGCTAAACGCAGCACTCATCGGTCTCGGTGCAACAGCCGCCGGTGCGGGTATCGGTGGTTTGATTGGCTCTTTGGGAGGCCCTATTGGAGCGGGTATTGGTGCTTTGATTGGCTTGGCAGTAGGTTTGATAACCGACTTCACGATTTGGTTTTGGCAAAAGTTTGACGATATTGAGGCGTGGTTTAAGAATTTACCCACTTGGGGTAAATGGGTAGTAGGTGTTCTCGGTACGATACTTACAGGCGGTATTTTCTCATTGATTGCGGGTGTCATCACTCTTATCAAAAAGTGGGATGTCGTTTGTGAATGGTTCAAGAATGTATGCAGTAGCATCGGTCAGTTCTTTGTGAACCTTTGGAACGGTATCGTCAAAGGAGCAACCTCAGCGTGGAATGGCATCAAAAAAGCATTTTCCTCGATGGGAAATTGGATAAAGTCCAAAATCATCGAGCCTGTCGGTGAATTTTTCGGCGGGATGTGGGAGGGCATCAAGACAGGTGCCTCGGCGTGTTGGAACGCCATCAAGGAGTTTTTCTCCCCCGCAGTTCAATGGTTCTCTCAACTATTCAGTAGCATCGGGCAAACTGTGTCCGACATCTTCTACAACATAGGAGTGATTGCAAGCGGCTGTTGGGAAATCATCAAGAGAGCGTGGAGTCTTGGTGCTGCTTGGTTCAATACGAATGTCATTCAGCCTATCGCAACATTTTTCACAAATTTGTGGGAGGGCATCAAAAATCTTGCGGTCTCCGCTTGGAATGGTATCGTCTCCGTATGGAACGCCGCAGCGACTTGGTTTGATACCTATGTAATTCAGCCTGTCGCCAACTTCTTCTCGTGGATGTGGGATGGTATCAAAAACGCCGCCATATCTGCTTGGGAGGGCATCAAGTCGGTGTTCAGCACAATCAGCACTTGGATAGATACCTACATCATTCAACCGGTCGGCAAGTTCTTCTCGGGACTTTGGGATGGTTTCCTCGCCGGTGCGAAAAAGGCTTGGGAGGGTGTCAAGACTGTGTTTAGTGCAGTCGGTACATTCTTCAAAGATACTTTCGAGAAAGCGTGGGCGGGTATCGTCAAGGTGTTCTCCATAGCCGGAGATATTTTCGTAGACATTAAGGATGCCATCGTAGATGCGTTCAAGTTCGTTGTCAACGGAATTATCAAGGGACTCAACAGCGTTTTGAGTAAACCTTTCGAGGGCATCAACGGCGTGTTGAATTGGATGAAGAATTTGGAGATTTTGGGTGTCAAGCCTTTCTCCAACATCAAGACAATCAGCATACCTCAAATTCCTCTGCTTGCAGAGGGCGGTTTCCCGCAGCAAGGACAGATGTTCATTGCACGAGAGGCGGGTGCAGAGATGGTCGGTTCTATCGGTGGTAAGACTGCCGTAGCAAATAACGACCAAATCGTAGATGGTATTGCGGGCGGTGTCGCCGATGCAAATGCCGAGCAAAATGCAATCCTCAGAGAGCAAAACAACCTATTGAGAAAACTGCTCGACAAGGACACTACTGTCACCACCGTGGTCAGCACAGGTGATGTGATTGATGGTTTCCGAAGAAAAAACCGCAGAGACGGTAAGACCACCGTACCTGTCGGAGTGTAAGGAGGGGTCATGATGTATAACGAAAACAATCCTATTCGGTCTGTTGACGGACACGCAGTTAAGTGTCCCTCCTCTTACACTTGGAAGTTGGAGGATATTTCATCCTCCGATGCGGGTCGTACCGAGGACACCAAGATGGACAAAATGCGTATCGGTCAAGTGGTAGGCATCGAGTTGTCTTGGAAGAACCTCACGACCGAGGAAGTTTCAGCAGTCCTTAAAGCCTTTAACCCTGAGTACATAATGGTCACATACCTCGATGCAATGGAGGGCAAATATGTGGAGTCCGAGTTCTATGTGGGCAACCGCTCCGCTCTACAATGCCACCAAGGGGCTGTGGTCTAATGTCTCATTCAACCTCATCGAAAGGTCGGGGGTGTAATATGGCATATCCTATCAGCAATGATGTTCTCAACTTGTTCAAGTCCCAATACCGACAGACTATCCGTGTGTCGGTTGCGGGACAGAGCAAGTCCATCGAGTTGAGCGAGACGGACATCATTCAACAGGGGTTTTCCCTCAGTAGATATTGCGTGTCGGGTTCGACCCTCGAAATCGGCTCTGCAATAGCATCTGAGGTGGACATCACACTCAACAACAAAGACGGCAGATTTAGCGGTTTCTCTTTTGAGGGTGCTGAACTGTTTGTCGAAATCGGTATCAAGAAATGGGATGCTCGGAAATGGGAAAAGGCAGTTATGCACTATGTACCGCTCGGCTATTTTACAGTCGATAATTCTCCGAGAAAATCTCAAACAATCAGTCTCGTGGCTCTTGACCGTATGATGCAGTTCTCACGAAAAGTGGACAAGGACAGTCTTGTTTTCCCGATGACAGTAGGAACTTTGGTTCGTACCCTATGCTCGAAATGCGGGATAACACTTGCTACTGATGTTGATATATTGCCTAACAGCGATTACATCATAAGCAAATGTCCCGAAGAAAAAAATCTCACCTATCGACAACTGCTCCAATGGGCGGCTATGATGACAGCAACCTGTGCCTATATAGATTGGGAGGGCAAACTCCGACTCGAATGGTACAAGTCAACTAACCCTACGAGGTTGACTCCCGGCGATAGATATGTCCCCTCGGACTTGTCCGAAAAGGCTATCACAATCACCGGCGTAGAGTTGGTGACGGAGGATGACCAAGCGTTTATTTGTGGTGAGGAGGGATATACCCTTGTCATCAAGGGAAACAAACTCATTCAAAATGATTATGAGAATGTTCTCCTCAATATCTATTCGGTGATTGGCGACTTCACATACAGACCTTATTCTTGCAATACGAAACCTCACCCACATCTGTTTCCGATGGACAAAATCGAATGGGTTGATGCAGATGGTAACACCATCCATACAATTCTTACGACATATTCCTTTGGTCTCAATACCACGACCGCCCTTGCGGCGAAAGGCGAAACAGAGGTTGAGGCGGGATATGCCTCGGGCAATCCACTCACGGCTCAGGAAAAGACCATCATCAATCAAATCAAGACCGAAATCAATACTGAAATCACAGATAGACATCAAGCGATTTTGCAGTTGAACGAAACGATTGCAAATTCTCTCGGTCTATACGAGACTCGGATTTCACACGATGACGGTTCGATGACTTTCTACTATCACAATAAACCCACCCTCGGTGCAAGCACTACCATTTACACGCACACCGCAGACGGATATGCGTGGACAAGCGGAGACAACTGTTGGAATAACGGAAATCCTGTTTGGCAGTATGGCTACACCAAAGAGGGTAATGCCGTGTACAATGCTATCTCGGCGTTCAAAATCTCTACGGATTTACTCGATGCTCGTAGCATTACGACCGAAAAGATTGCAATAGGTGCTATCGGTGGTTTTACTGTTGACAGCGAACACATCGGTCACGGAATGACCTCGTACAACGATGCCGAACACGATGGGGTATATCTCAGCCCCACAGGTATCGGTCTCGGTAAAGGCAAATTCTATGTCACTCCGCAAGGGTTTCTCCACGCTGAGTCGGGAGAGTTCACAGGTGACATCAAGGGCGGCACTATCAATATCAATGAGAATTTCAAAGTGGATGCCGATGGCAATGTAGCCCTCAACGGCAGTATCTCTTGGGGTACAGGGTCAAGCCCTACCCAAGTGGTGTATGCTCGGTCATCAATCACAAAGCCAAGCAATAATACTCTGTGGTCATCTTTTCCCAATACAAGCAGTAGTGGTTGGCACAAAACTTTTAACTCGTCTTACGACAAGTTCGCATCCTACACTTATGACGGAGGCGTGACTTGGGGTAGTCCTGTCAAGATTGTAGGAACTGACGGAGTTGATGGTGTCGATGGTACTGACGGCTCGGATGCAAGCGTGACCGCACAAAATGTTTTCAACGCCCTCACCAATGACGGAACGAAATTCGGATGTTTCACCGACAGCGGAGGCAAATTGTATATCAATGCCGAGTACATCAAGGCGGGTACAATTTCCTCAAACCTCACCTTTACAGGCAAGTTGGTTGCGGATGATGCTCAAATCTCGGGTAATATCACAGCATCCTCGGGTCGTATAGGCGGTTGGTATATCGGTGTGAACGATGGCTATTTGAGAACAGCATCGGGAACATACGGTACTTACCAATGGACTACCACAGGAACAGATTTGAAATCTGCCGCAGGATATGCGTTCGTGGCTCTAACGCCGCAAGGAGTTCGTTATATTTTGAAAGCGGGTTCGGATTATGACAATAGTGCAACTATCGTTGAAACCTCCTCTTTCATCAATAGTAGCGGAGGCACTATAAAGCCCGGTGACGGCGGTGTTGTCATTATATAAGGAGATAGTATGAAGAAAACGAAAATCACTCCCCCTAATGCGGGGGGAGTCAAACTCAAACCGCCCCCTCCCTCCAAACCTTTCCGTTTGGAGTTCGAGGAGGCAAAACAGGAAATATTCTCGGCAGTCATTCGTAGTGCCAAGACCCATAACATCCCATACTTCCTTTTGGATGGGATAATCACAGAGATACTTTATCAAGTAAAAGATGGAGCAAGGGATGAGAAACTCACCGCCGAACACATCTATCGTACCCAACTTGATGAATATGAAAAATCAAAACAGGAGGAATAAGATATGGTTATTACAAGAGAAATAACAGTTGATGTCTCTAAGCGGAATACCTTTTCTGCTATCGTTGCCAAGCAACACGACAGCAATTCTCGTTTCTTGAAAGTCACTCTGACCGACCTCGGAGAAGTAATCACCGTACCCACGACCGCACAGGTAGTCATCAATGCCTTGCGTGACGATGGGGAGTCCAAGTCTTTCCTTGGTACGGCAAACGCCGATGGCACAGTAACGGTGCCGCTCACGCCTTGGATGCTTGAACTCGATGGAGATGTCAAATGTGATGTCTCTGTGGTGGACTCCGAGGAAAGAAAGTTGACCTCCACGCTGTTCGTACTCGCAGTCGAGGAGGCAACCTACTCGGGGGAAGAAATCTCCGATGACGAAAACTACGACCTTTTGGTTCAGTTGCTCGCCCAAGTGTCGTTGACATCGGAGGAGGCACGAGCAGCGATAACCGATGCGGAAACTGCAACGGCTAATGCAAATACAGCGGCGGCGGGTGCAAACGCCGCAACGGCAAGTTTCAACGCATCGGCTCAAAGAGTCGAAAATGCCGTGGCATCCATCGAGCAGACCAATGTTACGGCGGCGGCAGATGCCCAAAGAGCAAACACCGCAAAGACCGCAGCCGAGAGTGCCGCCCTTAGAGCCGAGGCGGCTGAGGACAATATGGCGGGACAGGCAGATGAGATGAACGCCAAAATCGGACTCAAAGGAGACAATTTGTTTTTCAATGAGGCTGACGGCAAACTCTACCTCACCTCTGACGGAGAGGTCATCGGTGATGGCGTTGTAGTTGCTACGAGCGGTGGCGGTGGAGGCGGTGGTGCATCCAACAATGCGGTCATCACTCTCACCAACACGACAGGATGGCTCTCTAAGATGCTTGCCGAAAACTCGGCGTGTACGCTCTCAGCGAGTTGGAGTTCTACCGAGGATGATGTTCCCACAGGTGCGGGCGTTCTGACTGTAAAGGTTGGAGGCGTTGTCAAGCAGACCTCGAATGTCAACCAAGGTGCGTTCACAGTCAATGTGACACCTTACCTCAACACCGGCTCGAACACAGTCAAGTTGACTGTCTCCGATGTTTACGGCAACAGCCGTACAATCAACTTTACCATTTCGGTAGTTGCACTCTCCCTCGCATCCACTTTCGATGCGACAGTTCCGCAAACAGGGGCTATCGTTTATACCTACATACCCAAGGGTAGTGTCGAAAAGACAGTTATCTTTAAGGTCGATGGTGAGGAACTTGACCTTGTGACAGTCGCTGTTTCGGGCAGACAGCAGACCTACACCATTCCCGCACAGACACACGGCTCTCACACTCTTGAAGTGTATTTCACCGCCGTGATTGACGGCGAGACTGTTGAGTCCAATCATCTCTACTACGATTTGATTTGTCTCGAAAGCGGAAACACTACGCCCATCATTGCGAGTGCGTTCAACCGCACGACCGCAACTCAGTTCGAGAACCTCAATATCCCTTACCTCGTATATGACCCGAGCAATATGGTGACATCTGTCGTACTCAAAGCGAACGGCACGACTGTCTCCGAGCAGACCGTGGGTCGTGTAGAGCAGACTTGGGTATATCGTGCTGACGATGCGGGCAATCTCTCCCTTACAATCACCTGTGGTGCTACCACAAAGACCATCACTCTCGCAGTCGAGGCGACATCTATTGATGTTTCTGCCGAGACAGAGAACCTCGAACTTTGTCTGTCGAGTAACGGCAGAAGTAATAACGAGGCTGACCCCGCATCGTGGACTCACGGCGATATTGCCTGTTCCTTTGCCGGTTATAATTGGGTCACGGATGGTTGGCAGAATGACGAGAACGGCGTGACTGTTCATCGTGTATCGGGTGATGCTCGACTCACTATCCCGCTCCAAATCTTTGCACAGGATTTCCGTGGCACAGGTAAGACCATCGAGATTGAGTTCGCTACAAGAGATGTTCTCAACTACGATGCTGTCATCCTTAGTTGTTTCTCGGGCGACAGAGGTTTCAAACTCACCGCTCAAAAGGCTCTGCTCAAATCTGCACAGTCGGAAATCTTCACTCAATACAAAGAGGGAGAACATATCCGCTTGACTCTCGTGGTCGAAAAGAGAGCGGAAAACAGACTCCTCTACATCTATCTCAACGGTATTATGTGCGGTGCGGCACAGTACCCCGGGGATGATGATTTCTCACAGGCAACGCCTGTCAATATCACAGTCGGCTCGAACGATTGTACCATCGACCTGTACACTCTCAGAGTGTATAACAACAATCTCACCCGCCATCAGGTACTCGATAATTGGATTGCCGATACACAGGATGTCAAGGAGAAACTCGCAAGGTACAACCGCAACAATGTCTACGATGCCTACGGTGCTATCATCATCGACAATCTCCCGAGCAATCTGCCTTACATAATTATGGAGGCCCCCGCACTTCCCGCATACAAGGACAACAAGGTAAACATCAGCGGTCAATTTGTTGACCCCGAGAATGAGGGTAGATGCTTTGAGTTTGAGGATGCTCAGGGTGATGTACAGGGTACATCCTCGGCGGGCTATCCCCGCAAGAACTTCAAGTTGAAGTTCAAGAACGGCTTTATTATGGGCGGCACGACCAAGCCCACATTCGCTTTGAACGATGACAGCGTTCCTACAAGCACATTCACATTTAAGACGGACTACGCATCGAGTGAGGGTGCAAACAATGTCGAGTTGGTAAAACTCTACAATGCAATTTCTCCTTACAGAATACCTCCGCAAGTCATCAACCCCAAGGTAAGACAAGGTATTGATGGTTTCCCGATGGTCGTATTCCACGATGACGGCAACGGTGCTGTGTTCGTTGGTAAGTACAATTTCAACCACGACAAGGGTACTCCCGAAGTCTTTGGCTTTGCCGAGGGTGACGAGTCGTGGGAAATCCGCAACAACACCTCCGAGCGTGTTCTGTTCCAATCTGCCGACTTCTCGGGTGATGATTGGTTGAACGACTTTGAGGCAAGATACCCCGAGGATAATGTAAATCACATCAACCTCTCCACATTTATTGCTTGGGTTGCATCCACAGACCAAAGCAAGGCTACGAACGCCGCACTCACTCCCGCTGTCACTTACGATGGCATTGAGTACACGACCGACTCCGCAGAATACAGACTTGCCAAGTTCAAGGCTGAGTTCGAGGACTACGCCGTACTCGATAGTGCTGTGTTCTACTATCTGTTCACCGAACTGTTCTTGATGGTTGACTCCCGAGCCAAAAACGCTTTCCCGACCATCTACGGCACAGACAAGTTCTGTTGGTTGCCTTACGATATGGACACGGCAATCGGTATCAACAACGAGGGTTCTCTCGTGTTTGGATATTGGTTGGAGGACACCGACACAGTTTCGGATGACGAGGGTGCAGCCGATGTGTACAACGGACAGCAGTCCGTCTTGTGGATAAATCTCAGACAGGCTTTCGGCAACGAGATTGCCGAGATGTACAAGAAACTCCGTTCGGATAATGTTCTCTCTTACGACATCGTTGAGACGGCGTTCGAGGAGCATCAAGCGAAGTGGTGCGAGGCTATTTGGAATGAGGATGCTTATTTCAAATATCTCCAACCTCTCATCGAGGAGGGCAAGGCGGCATATCTGCCTATGCTCCAAGGTAGCAAATCCGAGCAGAGAAAGTGGTGGCTCTATAATCGTTTCCGTTACATTGACTCTAAGTACAATGCCGGTGATGCTCTTGCAGACTTCATCACGCTCCGTGGCTACGCAAAGGCAGACATCACAGTCGAACCTTATGCGGACATCTACGCTACCATTAAGTACGGCTCGTACTTGGTGCAGACAAGAGCGTTGAGAGGTCAGGGCTACACCTTGGTTTGTCCTTTGACAAATGTCAACGACACGGAAATCTACATCTACTCCGCATCGCAGATTAAGAGTATCGGAGACCTCAGCGGCCTTAAAGTCGGTTTGGCTGACTTCTCTATGGCAACCAAACTCTCCTCGCTCAAAATCGGTGACTCGGCGGCGGGTTATACTAACCCGAACTTGACATCTCTCACCGTGGGTAATAACCCGCTGTTGCAGACACTTGATGCCCGCAACTGTACAAAACTTGGTACAGGTGAGCAGAAGTCCATCGACCTCTCGGGATGCAAGAATATCGAGAATGTTTACCTCGATGGTACTGTTATCACAGGTCTGTCTCTCCCCGATGGTGGTATGGTTAAGGTTCTCCACCTCCCGAACACCATCACAAACCTCACGCTCCTCAATCAGTCGAGCATAACCGATTTCGTGCTTTCCGATTTCAGCAATATCACAACGCTGAGACTCGAAAATGTATCTGCCAATATTGATGCTCTCGAAATCCTCGGTGACATTGCGGTGAACAGCCGTGTCCGTCTCGTAGGTGTAAATTGGAGTTTCGATACTTATGCGGATGCAAGTGCAGCGTATGACCTCCTCGACACGATGCGTGGTTTGGATGAGAACGGCGGTAATGTGGACAAGGCTCAGGTATCGGGTACAATCCATATCCCCTCGCTGACCGGCGGTCAGTTGAGCGAGTTGGAGTCCCGCTATCCCTACCTCAATGTCACCTACGACTACATCTCGTTCATTGTCACCTACAAGGACTACGATGGTACTGTACTCCACACCGAGTCGGTCAATGAGGGTGCAAATGCTACCGACCCTGTATCGGCGGGCAAGATTTCCGCTCCTACGAGAACAGGCACAGACGGTACTCACTATGTATATGCGGGTTGGGATATGCTCCCGACAAACATCCACGAGGACACGACTATTACCGCACAGTACACAGAGAGTTATGCAGTCAAGTTCTACAATGGTGCAACCCTCTTGTCTACCTCTTGGACAAACAAGGGCGAGACGGCAGTTTACACAGGCTCTACGCCTACCAAGACCGAAACGGCTCAGTACACCTATTCGTTCAGCGGTTGGGCATCTTCCGATGGCGGTGTAGGCGGTTATTCTATCCTCAACAACATCTCTGCTCCTAAGAGTGTATATGCGGCGTTCACAGGAACTCTCCGCTACTACACAGTAAGGTTCTTCAACGGCTCGACCTTGCTCCAAACCAAGGAGAATGTCGCATACGGCGGTAGCACCACTTACTCAGGCACAACGCCTACGAGTGAGGTAGAGGGCGAGGAGTTCTCGGGATGGAGTCCGTTGCCTACCAATATCACCGGCGACACCGACTGCTATGCAATGTTCGTCAACCCCAATGCTCTTGATGCAAGAACTTGGGCTGAGATTTCCGACTTCTCCGCAGCGGGAACGGCGGCTAACTACTTCTCAGTTGGTGACTGCAAGGCTGTTACGCTCAACGGTATGGTCGGTACGCTCGACATCAGCAATCAGACCTACTATGTGTATATCCTCGGATTTGACCACAATGAGACATACGAGGGTAAGGGTATTCATTTCGGTACATTTAAGACCGCCAAGAAAGACGGTATTGACATTGGCCTCATCGACAGTAAGTACGGCTCGACATCTACGGATGGCACAAAGTATTTCAATATGAACCACTGGGGTAATAACAACTATGGTGGTTGGGCTGCTTGCGATATGCGTTATGACATCCTCGGCTCTACCAATGTTGCTCCCTCGAATTATGGTTCTATTAAGACCACAAGTTCTGTCGGTTACGATGGTTCTGCCACAACGGCAACTGAACCTGTTGTAGATACGCTTATGGCCGCACTTCCCGCAGACCTTAGAGCAGTTATGAAACCGATGACCAAGTATTCCAATAATACAGGTAATTCGGGCGATACTGCCGCTAAGGTTACAGTCACCGTGGACTATCTGCCGTTGCTTGCAGAGTTTGAAATCTTTGGTGCAAGAACTTATGCGAACAGTTACGAACAGAATTATCAGCAACAGTACGCATATTACGCAGCGGGCAACTCCAAGAAGAAGTACAGACATTCGGCAACAGGGTCGTCAGCGGATTGGTGGGAGCGTTCTGCTTATTGCGACGGCAGCTTCCATTTCTGCAGTGTCTACGGCAACGGCACCGCCGACTATAGCAGCGCTCACTATTCGTGGGCTGTCGCCCCCGCTTTCAAGGTCTAATCTCGAAATCGCATAAATCCGCCCACGGAAGTGGGCGGTACACCCAAACTACAAGGAGGACATTATGTCAGTATTGAAAATTCGCAGAACAGAGAGTAAAGCCGAGTATATCAAAACGGCAAACGACATCTTTACAGAAACCTTACAGTTTCTCACGAGACTGTCGGCTCGGTATTCAAGACTCCTCGCTCCCGATGTAATCAAGTTGGCATCAGAAGTCCTCGACAATGCCGAGAAAGCAAACAGCATTTATCCCTCGGACAATGTGCGAAAGGAACTAAGAGAAACCCATCTGTTAGAGGCTCGTGCCTCGTTAATGGCTCTCGATGTACACCTTGCACATTGTTACGAGGTGATGATGCTCAACCCACAGGGATGCTTTACCACCACGAGCGGTAAGGATGTCCCTCCATCCGAGGCTATCAAGAAACTTGATACTATGGCTCAGTCCTTGGGCGAGAAAATCGACAAGGAGAACGGCTTACTGACAGGTGTCTTGAAAAGCGATAAACAAAGAAAAATATAATAGGTGCATTTCTGTAAAAATTTGTCGTCAGCGAATTGGTGGGAGCGTTCTGCTAATTACAACAACAGCAACAATTTCTGCAATGTCAACAACAACGGCAACGCCAACAATAACAACGCTAACAATTCGTATGCTGTCGCCCCCGATTTCATAATAACTTGGGTCAAACACAGTAGGTTTGCGAACCAAAGACCCTTGTGAAAGGAGAAGTGCTACCTGTGGGGAAACCCCGAAACGACCTTTTGATGCCACGACACGAACGCTGCTTGCATAGTGGGAGGATATTGTGCTAAATGCCGGGGCAAAGCAATATAGTCGCACTCTATACCACTATTGTACGAAAGGTGAATAAAATTTTTATCTATGACAAGTGAACAAAGACATCATAACAGATACTTACGCCGAAAGGCAAAGCGGGAGGAGAAACGACAAGCCCGCTCACAGCAGATTGGTGGTATTGAGACTGCAATGTCATTCCATCAAAACTACAAAGCCGGTAAGAAGTGCTGTAATGGTGTGCGGTGGAAGAACAGCACACAGCGGTTTGAACTCCATCTGTTCTCGGGAACTGCTGTCCGTACCCGCCAAGTGCAAGAGGGTACTTGGACACCCGCTCCATATGTTCACTTTACCTTGTGTGAACGAGGCAAAGTCCGACCGATAGATGCTCCGAGAATACAGGACAGACAGTTGCATAAATCATATACACGGAATGTCCTACTCCCGCTCTATCTGCCAAGTATGATTTACAACAACGGTGCGAGTCTCCCCGGCAAAGGCTTTCAGTTCTCGAAAGATATGCTCAAACGAGATTTGCACAGGCACTTTCGCAAGTACGGTAGAGAGGGTCATATCATCTTGATTGACTTCAAGCAGTTCTTTCCCTCAGCCCCGCACAGCGAAATCTATAAACGACACGAGCAACTCATCTTGGATGATGCTCTCCGAGCGTTCGGCGACAGCGTGGTCGCATCCGTAAAAGGCGGTGTCGGTTTACCTCTCGGGGTAGAGCCGAGCCAAGCGGAAATGATTGCGTTGCCCTCGGGCCTCGACAACTATATCAAATGTCAACTCTCGATGGAGGGAGCGGGTCATTATATGGATGACTACTATGTACTTGTCCCGCCCGACCAAAATCCCAAGTTGATTATGACTCTCATACACATCAAGGCTCGGAAAATGGGTCTCACGATGAGTATGAGCAAATCGAGGATAGTTCCTCTGACAAAACCTTTTCGGTACTGCAAGGCAAAGTATTTCCTCACAGAAACAGGAAAGGTTATCGTAAGCGGAAACCGTGGTAGTATCAAACGAGCGAGGAGGAAAATCCGAGCCTTTCTGCCGAAGTTCCTAAGCGGGCAGATGTCGGCTGATGACCTTTGGTGTTCTATCAACGGCAGTCTCGCCTACTTTGTACACTACAACAACCACAAAAGAGTCTTACGATTGAGGAGACTATTCTACGCATTGTACGGCTTTTCGCCGGAGAAAATCGAAAATTTTAGAATGAGGAGTTGCTTATGAAAATGCAGTATATCGTACATAAACGCTTTAAGCAAAAAGCAATGAACGGAGAGATGGTAAATCTCCCCGCCAAAACAGAATGTATTGCCGAGAACGGCATTATATACCACAACCATCGGGAATTGTGTCATATCACGAGTGAGAACGCTCACCTCCACTTTGCCCGCAACGATGATGGTCTTGGTCTTGAACGAGGACAACTCATCAAGAGTATTGTCAGTACCCTCTCGAAACAGGATGCAGACTATCAAAAGCGATGGGACAAGGTGTGGGATGATGCCACTTGTAATATGTACCGCAGACCGCAACACGAGGAACATTGGTTGTGGGGACAGGCGTTCTTCAATGCAGACATCACTACACTACAATACATTGCCGATTTAGTCGGTGCAAGGAGGTAAATATGTATCATATTGAAAGCAACAATGCGGTCGTAGGAGACTATGAAGTAGTCCTCTTTGTCAGACTGCACAACAACGGATGCTATGTTCCCTGTGACGAAAGTGTTGCAGAGGGCGTATGTGTCAAAGTACCCCACAAAGCAAGAGCCGCTGTCCTCGATGAGAATGGTGAGCCTACGACCGAGGAGACCTTTGTCACCTCTTACGAGGACACCGTGTTCAGACTTACGGAAAACGGCTTGAATGGCACAGAGCCTATTTGTACTATCACCCAAGTCGAGGGACACACCACCATTGCCGAGCAAAAGGCGGCAGCGTATGACATTTTGATGGGGGTAGAGGAATGAGCAATATCATTGATAAAGCAAGAAGTCTCAGAGCCGTCATCGAAAATCTGTCCGTAAACTTGGAGGACTCCGAGGCGGCAAGTTCTGTCGAACTGTTCCCGAAATGGAGCATCGGCAAACTTTATGTTGCCGGGGACAGAGTGCAGTATAATGGTGTACTCTACAAGGCACTTTCCGACCACGAGCCACAGGAAACTTGGTCTCCCGACCTCGCTCCCTCGCTGTGGGCAAAGGTGCTTATTCCCGACTCCGATGTAATTCCCGAGTGGGAACAGCCCGACTCCACCAACGCCTATATGACCGGCGACAATGTTATGTATAACGGCGTTGTTTATAAGAGCATTATTGACAATAATGTTTGGAGTCCCGAGGCATATCCCGCCGGTTGGGAGGTAGTACAGTAAAATGCCCATCTATCTCCAAATTATTTTCAGCACTATTTCCGTTTTGGCTGTCCTTGGCGGTGCCGCCATTGCAGTTATCAAGTGGATAGTACATCAAAACAAGCAAACAGATGATATTGCCGCATTGCGACAACTTCACGAAAAAGACATTGCCGAGAGCAAAGCAAAAGAGACACAGGACATCCAAGTCATAAAGGATGAACTCTGTGTACTCTCATACGCTATGCTTGCCGCTCTCGATGGTCTTATGCAACAGGGCTGCAATGGGAATGTGACCAAGGCTCACGATAGCCTTGAAAAGCATCTCAACAGGCAAGCCCACGGTCAAAATGACAAACACTAATATATTAAAAGGAGAAAACATTATGTTGAACTACACCGTTATTCCTGTAATCGTTGTGATTTGCTACATTGCAATCACCGCCATCAAGTCCACCAACATTCCGAGCAAATGGTATCCGCTCATCTCGTGTGCTATCGGTATGCTCATTGGCGTGGCTCTGTTTTACATTATGCCCGAGTTCATCGGGGCAACCTCTGTGGCTGTCGCTGTTGTTTCGGGCGGCGTGTCGGGTCTCGCTGCAACAGGCTCTAATCAGGTACTTAAACAGTTGCTCAAATCCGCTGAGGAGGGCAACCTCAAAGTCGAAACCAAGGATGAACAGCCGACCGACAAAAAGGAATAAATAAAAAGTGCCGGGCAGATTATCTGCTCGGCATCTTTATTGTGAGTATAAGTACCTGTTTCCTCACGATGTAGGAAATGCGGTTCGTATTATACTCTAATGGTGGAGGTGAGGAGAATTGAACTCCTTTCCGATACGCTTATGAAATAATTTTCTACATATTTAGTTATCTTTTTGTCTTGCCTCCGAGTGGATAGACAACCAACCTACTCAGCGCATGGTAACTGGATCGCCACAAGGTCGTTACCGTCGCCTTGCAGAGTCCCCCTGCTAAAATGACATTGTAGCGAAAGGCGCAGAGAACCCCTCGCACAACGACTGCTAGGTTAAATTAAGCAGCGAACGCAAGCGCTGGGCTTGCAGTTTTTTGAGTGTTTGCGTTTATTTTAATTGCCTTTTAAGGTAGCGGCACTACCATATGCTTTATTTATTCCGTCGGACGCACCGTCGAAACCTGTACACCCCCACGGGATGCAAACAAGTGTGCCCTATTATATAATAATTTTTTCCGCTTGTCAAGATTAAATAAAAAATTTTTGCTCATTTTAACGCAAATTTGTGGCACGTAACGGTTTTTATTGACGAATTTTACCAAAATGTTTATAATGTACCCGAAAACCCTTTTGGAGATAAATTT